CGACATGGAAAACTCTCGGAGGAGAAGGATGCTGGAACGGGACTAAGATACGAGGCCCGGGTCCGGAAGTGTTGAAAACTCGGAATTAAATTCATTGCTACGAGGCGACTGCAATCGCCGAACGAAGGTCTTCTGGTCAGAAGGGCTGGCCGTCATCTTAAGAGTCCAGCCGCGGGGTCACTCCCCGCTTGGTGTGTCGAAACATCAATTTCCGGGTGCGACCCCCGGCTCGCGTAGCATCACATTCTAAGGACGGGATTACTGAGGAAATGCAGACGGCAGACGAAACGCCAGCGCAGAACCCCCTCGGCCTACGAGAGTAGGGAATGCCCGACCAAACAAACTCAATCCGAGTATCGGCTGTGAAAGGCCAAATCTCAACCCATTCGCTTTTGAACCTCCGGCGTCAGCCTTCTTTCTCATGGGCGAGGCCATCTATGCGGACAAGAACTTCGTCGAGGTCCGACAGGTTGAGAAATTCGACGCGCTCGATATTGTTCCCACCGAAGTCCAAATCGAATATCGCATCACGACTCCGTTCGAGGTCGTGAAGGCGGCAGACAACGACCCCGATGTCGTCATCCGAGGCCCGGTCTATGTCGGCTCGGACGAGATGCTTGACCGTCACGGCGAACTCGTCGATGCCGAAGCAATCCTCAGCGCGTGGGAGAAGTATTCGAAAAATCCGGTCATCCTGTATAATCACTCGAAGACCTACGGCGTCATCGGGAAGATGGTCAATGTCGCTATGGACGATTGGGAAGAACTCGGTGAAGTGCCGGTCGGCACAGCCCACATCGACGCAGGCGAGAAGGACATCGCTCGGAAAATCAACAAGGGAATGCTCAAGGCATTCTCCATCGGCTTCATCGCGAAGGCCGCGGTCAAGGTTTGCGAGGACGAGGACGACTGCTACATTCGCTTTACTGAGATTGATTGGGTCGAAACTTCGGTCGTCGATGTTCCCGCATCGCCCGGCGCTCTATTCTCGGTCCAGAAAACCATGACCCTCGCGCGCGCGTTAGAGGATGATGGCGAAACTTGCGGCTGTGGTGGCGATTGTTGCGATGAGAAAATGAGTATTGACGGCAATAGCCCCGGAGAGGAAGTCCAGAATTCGCAAAATTCGCAAAAACTCGATTTGGTCGAAAAAGAGGAAGTCGATGTCGATACTTTCACCGAGCCACGAGAAGCCGCCGAGCGCGCAAGACAAATCAAATGCCGAGGCATTCACACAATTTGGGATGAGAAGAACGGGAGAACCTACTACAAACCATGCAGTTCGCCCGGCGAGTATCACGACGCGCTGGAAGATTTCGACGATGTTGGTCGAAGCGCTCCGGGTGTTCTGGTGAAGGAGGAGGTCGGAACTGACCTCTATACCACACCCGAGGAAGCCACCGAGCGGGCCGAGGAGTTAGGCTGTTCATTGGGCTATCACGAAATGGAGGACGCGAACGGCAATACGCTGTTCATGCCCTGCAAGACACACGATGACTATGAGGCATCATTGGGTGACGAGATTGTCGAAGAACATTCAGACACCGCTTCGGTTAAGAACCCCATCGCGATGTCGGATGGGATAACGGAGAAGGAGAAAATGTCCGAAGCCGAGATACAGATGTCCGAGGAAGTCACCGACGAGCCCATCGAGGAAGTCGTCGAGGCTGATGTTCCCGAACTGCCTACCGATGAGAAAATTAACATCGACCACATCGACGAAACCGATGACGAGCCTACCGAGGAGGAGGCCGTAGTCGAGGAGAAAGAAGTCGATGAGGATGAGGTCGTGACCGAGGAAGTCGAGGAGTCTGAGGAGAAGACCACACCATCCGGAGTCGAAGTTCTGATGGAAGTCGTTGGCGTCTTGAAGGACCTTGACGCACGCATGGCTTCTGTCGAGGCAACCATCGACAACAGCGAATCCCTGAGCGAGCAAATCGCTGAACTGAGCGCCACCATTGAGGAGCGCGATGAAACGATTGCATCACTCACCAACGAGAAGGAGGCAATCGCCGCCGAGGCCGAGATAGAGGCCGAGGTATCGAAGCGCGTAGCCGCACATCTCAGCGCCGCCGGCATCGAGGCCACACCAGCACCCGAGGCTGAGCGCAAGACCACCACCACAGACGACGACGCACACCGCGTCAGCGATGTGACCCAATTCGACCCTCAACCCGAGGTTAGCAAGGGCATGAACGGCTTGGCCGCTTGGCTCGAAGCGAATATCTCGACACGCGGGTCGAACTGAAAACAGAAGTGATTGAAATGACCGAAGAAACAATTGAGTTCAATGATGTCGTCGAGAGAGTGAAGGCCGCCCTCGCGGGGGCCGCTTCATCCACCGGCGCTACAATGCTACCGACCGAAACTGCCGATGAGATAATTCAGATAGTGTATGAGAGAAACTTCATGCGCTCGCTATTCCCGGCTATGCCGATGAGCAGAAGGATTGTGAAGGTGCCGAAACTAACAGGCTCCATCTCATTCCACCAGCAGACCCTCAGCATGACTGAGGCTGGAACTGCATCGGATGAGTCCCGCTCCACCACAGGCGAGATTTCGCTCGAACTGAAAACGATGATAGCCAATGTTCCCATTGGAAACTACCTCATCGCCTACGGAGTCGAGGGTCTTCTGACTGTTCTGCGCGACGACATCGCCAGCAGGCTCGCCTACAACGAGGAGTCACTACTTCTCAACGGCGACACCGAAACCGGTTCTTCCTACGCGGACAACATCAACGGCGCTTACCACGCTTCCAACAACCCGACCGGAGTCGATGCTAACGACAACGACTACCTGCTCGTGTTCGATGGACTGCGAAAGTCAGCCGGCAAGACAGTCACCGTTGGAGGCGCGTTCGCCCTCAGCCACATGAGGTCAGCAATCAACGAACTCGGCGTCTATGCCGACAACCGCGATGACCTCGCATTGATTGTTCCTCGCAACCTCGAAGTCCAATTGCTCGGCACCACCGAACTACAGACTGTCGATAAGTATGGAGCAGGCGCAACGATTCTGAGTGGAGAACTCGGCCGCATTTACGGCATCCGCGTCTTCGCAACAGGAACGCTGGCTACCAACCTGAACGCAACCGGAGTGTATGACGGCACCACCACCGACAAGACGGTCGCGCTTATGCTCAATGTTCGTTCTCCGCTAATCGGGAACCCGACTGTCGCTGAGAGGCGATTCAGCATCGGCTTCCACGATGAGCCCACGAAGGACAGATTCGTGCTGATACCAAAGCAAGACATAGCCTTCGGCGTCCGATACACCGACGCCGTGTGCAAACTTGTCGGCATCAACACGATATGAGCAGGCTGACTTAGCCGCCTAACCGCTCCCCCGGGAGCCGAAGGCATCGCTGATAAACCGGTGTCGCGTCTGTTGTTCCATGCCGTCCTCGGGCTACTCGATGGGACCCCTCATTATAGGGGAAGCCAGCCAGACTGCAATTGACTACTGCACGCTCGCAGACATTGAGGCATACTCCGGAGTGACTTTCAGCGACGGCATCGGTCCAACCGAGTCTGAAATCGCCACGATGATTTCCAACGCATCGCGGCTTATTGACGCCTATATCGGGGAACAGCAAGCCGGTCAGTTAGGAGTGGAGGAGTGGTTCGATACTGTCTATTTCGGTTCGCACATCGTCCTCGGTATTCGTCCGGTCCAATCCATCACTTCGATTATCTCCACGAAGGGCGATGGTTCGACAGACGAAACGCTCGTTCAAAGTCGAGCGCGCGATTCTGGCGACTATTGGCTATCTAACGGCGGCGCTGGAATCGTCCGCTTCAACGGAATGTGGGGAGAGCAAGTTCTCAACCGGATGAAAGTCACCTATGTTGCGGGCAACACATCTCCGCCCGCGAAGGTCAAGATGGCGACGATATTCATGGTCGTGAAGCAGGCCGCTCGCGCCGCGCTCAATGACGAGAATTGCATGGACCGAATCAAGGAGATGTGGGAGCGATTGCTCGACACTACATCTCAAGAAC